GTGGAGGTCAGTTCAAATGCGACTGGCCGGAACGACGCAGGCGGACGACATTAAAGTTGTCATTAAGCCCGAATTCCACAAGGTGCAGAAGATCGAGGAGAAACGCTACCGGATCATCGCCTCTGTTGGATTGATTGACCAACTGATCGATCGTCTGCTCTTCACTGAGCAAAACGACGCTGAGATCAGAAACTGGTCCACTATTCCGACTAAGGCTGGTTGGTCCCCGTTTGTCAACGACGGAGCGCGCGTGCTGCGCGACACTCTGCTGCAGAACACCATGCGACGGAACTCCAGATTCATGGCCATTGATCGAAAGGCCTGGGACTGGACCGTCCGCGGGTGGATGGTGGAGTTGGACCTTGAGTTCAGAAAGCGCATGATGTGCCCGTCCAGACATATGGAGCAGTGGTGTCAGCTCGCCGGTAGACGATACTGGGAGCTGTATCGAGTTGGCGTAGAGAGTGGCAGGCCACCAACGTGGCGTACTTCGGACGGCCAGACTTTCATCCAGCAGTTCGCTGGTCTGCAGAAGTCAGGCTGTCTGAACACGCTCTCCACGAACAGTCACTGTCAGGTGATTGTCCACGCCCTCGCTTCCCTGCGATCCGGACACGACCCCCACGCTAACATCCCCGCCGTGATTGGAGACGATACACTTCAGGTGGAGTTTGGCGGCATGGAGCGGTATTACGATGCTATGACCAAGCTGGGAGTCAGCCTGAAGCCACCTGTGCTTAGTCAGGACGCCGAATTTGCCGGCTTCTGGCTCAAACAGGACGGCTCGGTTGATCCCGCCTATAGGAGCAAGCATCTGATCAAGCTCATGTATTGCCCCCCCGAGGTGTACCCTGAGACGTTGGCATCCTACCAGATTCTGTATGCATGGACCACAGTCTATGACATGGTGACGCAGCGACTGTTCGAAGTGAAGCCCGAACTATCGCGATCGCGTGAGGCCCTTATAAACCGAGCTCGCGGTTTTGAGAGTGCCTAGGCTTACGAGGCCGAGCCGTCCAGAGACAACTGGACGTTAATATCAAACCTGAGGGCAG